GCAACAGGTCACGAAATTTCCGGGGCTTTCTTCCACATAAGGGATGAACGCGATCCGCTTCCCGTCCCCCCGGGCCATGGTCCCCGTCATGAGGATTCGGAAGGCCGCCCGGTCGTAAAGCTCCCGGATCGCCTCCGTCCACTCCCCATCGATCGCCAGATGGTGAAATTCATCCAAAACGAGGATGTAGCGATGCCGCGAAAAGTCAGCCAGCATGGTTTTCTGATCATCGACCCCGGCCGCCTGATAGGTCGTGACAAAACCATTCAGCCCCCGGCACGGATTGAACTCGTTCGTGCTGCTCCGGATGTCCAGCCGGTGATTGAAGAGCCGGCGGAAATAGGGGTCGATGAAGTTCCGTTCCGCCTGGTCCTGGAGAGACATCCGGGGGCATACCCAGCAGATCCGGTCGGCAAGGCCCGCGGTTATCAGCCTCCCGGCCTGAATCGGGAGGGTACTCTTGCCCCCTCCCGGTGTGACGTGGGCCACGATGGTGCGGACCCCGGAGCCGCAGATGGTCCCGTCGATCGTGCGGTCAAAGTCGGATTGATGCTTGCGGAGGTTCATACCTCGAACAGCCCTCCCTGAACTTCCTGAATGGTGGCCGGTTTCGACTTGTCCTTGATCTTTTGGGCCGTGAAATCGATCCCGGTCTGCACCGACACCTGATTGTTTTGGGATACGTGCAGCTCCACCTTAAACCCGATGGCCAGCTCGTTACCGTTCTGCTTGAGCGCCTTGTGGATCTCCCGCTGATGGATCTGGAAGAGCCCGTCGATCTGCGTCTTGATCATCCCCAAGGTCTGGGGTCCGACGGACATTTCGGTTATCATCTTCGCCGCGCATTTCATGCAGTACCCGTTTTCGAGGGCGCCGGGCTCGCTGCACCGGACGCACTTTTTGTCCATGTCGATCCTGATTTCTACCGCCGATTTCCCCATTGATGGTTCTCCTTTCACCCCCACACCGGATTCTTCCCGGCCTCGAATTTCAAAACGTGATCCGCATAATTCGGGCACTGGTTGTGTCGGCACTCGTCCGACATCCCGGACCATCCGCATCCGCAGCGCACCTCTTCCGGAAAGACCGCGCCAAAAGTCTCGGCGAAGTGATCCATGATTCTCTTGGCCTCCGCCTTCCCGATATCGGATTGCTCATATTGCTCTTGCGTAGGCATCACTTGATCCTTTCTACTTTTCCGCCGCAGTATGGGCACCGGCACCGATGGGCAAACAGTGACCGGCACCGCCGGCAGATATAATTTACCGCGTGTTTCATCTGACCCCCATGACCCGCCGCGACTGTGACGACACGCCGGGGATGTTCATCCCGGAATTGACCAGCTTTTTCAGGAGGGCATAATCCCACTCCTTGACCAGCCCGACCGGAAAGCGGCCGTCCGCGATCGCCTTGACCAGCGCCAGCGGGTTGATGACTTCCGGGATCAGCTCCGTCCGGGAAGAGAGCCCCGCCACCTTCGCCGTGTTGTTGACGACCAGCGTCGGCGCCGGGGTCGCCATGACGGTTTCGACTTCGGCCTGTTTCTCCTCCACCTTCTCCTGGAGGCTGTTGAACTTCCGCCGGAGGGCCTGCACCTGGGCGCCGATCCGCTCGCGGTCCAGATCCGGCAGCTCGGGGCTGTTCAGCTCGGCTTCGAGGGCGTTGATCTGCGCGGCGAGGTCGCCGGACTTCTCCATGAGGTCGGCGATCCGCTTGTCGGCCTTCGCAATCGCCGCCTGCCTCTGCCGTTCCGCCTCGTCGCGCTGCTTCTGTTCCTCAATCCGGCGCAGGCGATCCTGCTCGTCAAGATAGGTCCCCATCTTCTGCTTGATCTGCCGTTCAGCCGCCTCCAGGGGTTCGTAGTGCTTTTTTTTCTGCGCCACCGCTTCCTTGTGAGCGGAAAAGGCTTTCGAAATGATGGGGTCGAATGTTTCATCGATCTCTTTTTTCAGGGCTTTGATAACCCGGCTGATCGTTTCCTTTGCGGATTCCAGGTCTGACTGGCAGCGAATCACGAGAGCGTTCGCCTGGGCGATGATCGGATTGATTTTGTTTTCTATCGTGGTGATCTCATTTTGCATTGCTCAGATACCTCCATTGGAAAAGCCTCGATTGAAAAAAGGCGAAGTCGTTTCGGTCGGAATACTTTATGAGTTTTGGCTGTCCTCCATCTTTCGGAAGGCGCAACCCGTACCGGTCGAAGCGTGCCCGCGTCTTGAGATATTCGCGGACGGGGATTTCATACGCGGCCGTCTGAGGTCCGCACATGCCCATCATTCCAGTTTTGCAATCGATGATGGAAAGGACGCCCCTGATCTTGCACACGATATCGGGGGTCCCGGCGTAGTTCATGGCCGAACAGTAGAGGGGTGTTTCGGAAAGTAGGACCTCGGGACGGACGGCGGCGCAAAGCTTCTGCCATTGAGCAAGCACCGGGACAAGTGCCGGATCAAGGGCGTCTTCATCAAGCTCCCCGGAGATGTCCAGGGCGATCATTCGATGCACCGCCGTCCCGAAGTCCCGTGCTGATTCCATCGTTTCAGAGAGAATCCGGACGCCGGTAAAAGTGGAAATGTAGACGACGCCGATGGAGATGAATTCCCCGATCACCTGCGTCACGGACGGGACCGGCGATCCATTCCACTCGTACCGATGTTCGGGAGCGGAGAAGGTCAGCATCACTTCGCCTCATCGAACTGGCAGGGTTTCGCATCGGGACCGCACTGGGCCTTGCCGTCTACCCAGCCGCTGTGCTCGCAGGAATGAGGGTCCATGGTGCAGTTCGCGGGGTTCCCCGCCTCCGCTTCCCCGCCCTTCTTCTTCGACAATTCCCGGAGCTTCCCAAGGGCGGTCCCCGCCCACTTATTGGACATCTTCGAGATATCCGTGGCGAACTGTTCGCCTTCCTTCCCCTTAAAAAATGTGATCTGCTTGAGGATAGCGGGCCGCATGGCAACGTCCGGGCAGTAGGCCGCTAGCTCATCGGCCAGGGTGTCGTTGACGGTCTTTTCCCCGGCGGCCTTTCCGGTCTCCTTCTTCTTGACGGTAGCGGATGGGGAAGCCTTCTTTTCACCTTCACCCGTCATGCCTTCCGGTAAATCCTCCAGGTCCTGGTCGAACACGTCAGAGGCCGCCGTCGCCGTCAATGTCATGTCGATCTGAGCCCGCTTTTTTGCCATCTTAAGGATCGTATTCGCCACATCCGCCGGATTCGTCCGGACCTGCTTGAGCTGATAAGGGGGAGTCCCCTTTTTCCATACCGACCGCCGGCGATCGACGGCGGCTTCCTCGAACTCCTCGTCGCAGACCGGCTTCCGCCATTTGTATTTCTCTTCCATTGATGAGCACTCACCGACGCCCACGCCGATCAGCATTCCCGTGGTCTGATGGATTCCATGGACGCGGACCCGGAAACGGGCCTCGTCGTAGGTCGACAGGTCGTCAACCTCCTTCGGATAGGCGGCGATCCGGAACGTGGTGAGGATCTTTTCCGACCCAGCCTTGTAAAGCGTTGGCTTCGGCGTCCCCGGGATCGTCCCGTAATGGACATCCTTGATCATCACCTCCGCCATGACCTGTTGAATCAGTTGCACCCCGGCCTTGATATCGGCCGCCGTCATTCCCCTGCTTTCACTCGGTATCAATTCATTCATGAGACCAACCTCCCGTGTCGGTTTGAACGGCCCCACCGATGCGCCCTGGTAAGCCTTTTCAATAAGGGCATCGGCGGGAGTGGGGCCGTGTTTGAGTCCGCCCTCCCGTGGGCGGGAGGCGCTGATAGAGGAGGTAGTTTTGTGAGTCCTTCTTGAAGAGGGCGTCCGGTGATGGCCGGTCGAAGATCGATGTCTGTGTCATCGTCGTTTCCTCCCCACAAACGTCATCATGAGAATGAACAGGACGAACGCCCCCACGACCGCGATGATCGTCAGCCCCACCCACTCCCCGATCTTCCAGGGCGAGAACGTACCGCCCGCCGCCTCCACGGGCATCCAGCAGAGCACGACGAGGAGGGTCAGGATCAGGGCGAGCATGGCGATGCAGCCCAGGGCGGTCAGAATGGGGCGGCTCGGGGGGGTCTGTGGGTATCCGTAAATCTGTTCCGGTCTGAGAAGTTCTGTCATGGCCTCCTCCTTTTGGTGGGCGGGGTCCACTACTCCCCCGCCCTGTCGTGTCCACCGGTTTCAGTTGGTTTGACCGGAAACCCCCTCCGCGGTACGCAAAGAGCCTGGAATCTTGACGCGCCCTCCTTTCGCCAGTTGGTCCAGAAACCTTTCCATGGTCCTCTTGTTCCCCGCCTTCATGTCCCGCTCGGCTTCCGCGTAGGTGATCGGTCCGGGCGGTTTTCCGGTCAGGGCGTCGAGCCGTTCCCGCAGCTCGTCTATCTGCCGTTGGAGGTCTTCCTTGGTGGTCATGGCTACACCTCGCCCCGCTTGTGCTGACGGTTCCAGACGTGGAGCGCGATCATGGCCAGTGCTTCTTTGGCCGACGGTTCACTGTCTTTGATTGTGTCTATGGCCTGGGTGATAAAGGTGATGCGCTTGGCAAGGCTCCAAGATGGGGAAGGGGGAAGCAATCCGCCGCCTTCGGGGGCTTCCTGGGCCGGAGAATCGTCATCGTCACCATTTCCCGGGTAAAGGCGATTGCTGACCTCCGGGGCCTCCGGTCTCGCGCACGGCCCTCCCTCCCGGATACACTTCCCGAAAGCCCCGGGGACTTTGACGCCAGGGATCGAACTCCCCGCCCGGCGGTGGTCAACACAGTGGTGACAAAGGGCGTCCTGCTTCGGATCAACCGGGGCCTTCGCCTTCCTCGGCTTCCGGTCCATCACCTCCGCCACGGTCTTCTCGACATGGGCGGCGGTCAGCTTGCCTTCCGGGGCGGTTTCCTTGGCCAGGGCGAACGCTGCGGCCTGATCTTCGGCGGGAAGGGCGGCGAGGGGGCGGAGCTGTCTCTCGGGGATGGTTCCGATGGTGGGGAGGGGCGGTGAATCCTCCTCTTCTTCGGCGGGATTTTCCGAGTCGCCCATGGGCGACTTTTCACCACCCTCTTTAATTTCAACCACTTCTATTTTTGACCCATGGGTCAAATCCTCGCCTTCGATGATTCGCTGCTCGATCTGTGCCGCTTCAAGCTGCCGGTAAAGGTGGCGCTGACTCTGCCCGAATTCGGTTTCAACACACGCTCGCCAGGATTCATACCCCAGCGCCCGCCATCCCTCCCTCTCGTAGAAAACGAGGAGCTGGGCGCGAAGGTTGTTCATCCCGCGCTTGATCGCGTCGGCTGCCGTCCGGGCCTCTGCGGCGTCCATGGTTTTGGGGGTGGAGTAGGGGTTCAGGGCGTTCACGGGTCACCTCCCCTTGTGGTGTTCCGCGCAGTAGAGGAGGTTCACGATTGCCTGGATAGCCTCCTGCCCTTCCTTTCTCAGCCGGGGGATCTCCTCTGGGTCGATCTTCCCGTTCCCGAGGTCCGAATCCAGCTCGCCCATGAGGTCGCCGAACTCCTTCACCGATTTCATGGACAGGCGGGAGAGGTCCGCAAGGTCGCACTCTTCCCGGGGGAGCGTGAAGGCGACACGGCCCACGGCCCATTCGAGGTAGTCCAGGACGGAGAAGTCGCCCGATGCTTTGGTCAGGGGGATCAGCTTCTTGAGGGGGAAATTGCAGCCCGTCCCGGTTTCCGATTCTTCCTGGTCCGGAAGGGCGGCCCGGGCGAGGTAGTTCGCGCTTATGCCCAGCTCGTCGGCGATCTGCTTGAGGGGTTTGTTGCTCCGGTGGATGGTCTGGTAAAGGGCCTCTTTCAGCGTATTCATTTAAAATTCCCCTCCCTCGTTTTAATTGAACCGTGCGTTAGAAGGTCTATCGTGGAATCATGAAAAGAATCGGCCAGCCTGAAAAAGAGTTTCTATGGACCGCAGTTGATGCCGGGGCAGAGGCCTCCGGGATCGCCATGCGGGCATGTCTTATGGTGTTCGCGTGGGAACAGAGTCTGGATGTTTGTCTTGAGGTGCGCCGCGATTTCCTTCAGGCGGTACTCAGGGGCCGCGGTGTAGATGATCTCAGAGAGGCGGACCTTCCCGACGGGAGGGGAGAGCCTCTTCCCTAACTTTTCGAGGGTGAGCCCATGAAGGCGCAATTTCGAAAAAAAGAGATTCTTCTTGATTTTCCGGGGGACTTTTGTTTTAGTCATCTTCGAATTTTCCTTACTTTGTTTTGGGGTTTCTATGGAAATGCCCAATGTCGTTCATCCAAAGGTGTTCAAGATCGACGGCCGATACTTTCAGGTCGTCGCTTTCTGCAAGATGACAGACGCGCAGGCCCTGAAGGCGTTGGCCTATTCACTCCAGGGCGGGAAATACAAGAAACTGAAAAGCCGGGGCTCCTTGGGAAATCCGATCCGGGTTGTGACGATTCACGATGAATCATCTCTAGCCCTGCTATGAGGGCGGGGATCGACTCCCGATGGATCTTCAGGGGGTCGAGGGAAAAGTTGGATTGGATTTTGACGTACACCCGGCCCTGGTGCAGAAGGATGGTTCGGGACATGATCTTTTTGAGGGCGATAAGCTGGGAGAGATCCGGGGGATCGATCGCGATGGTCTCGGGTGATTCTGCTTCGATCACGATTGTCTTCATGCTAACCCTCACTTGGTTACTTTGCTGAAAAGGAGAATTTGCCTTGCTTAAAGAAAACGAAGCAGCGCGATATTTTTCAGAAATTCTAAGCCATTACGTAAATGTGCAAACAGAGCCGAAAGAATACAACTTCCATAAAGGATTGTACGAGATGGCCAAGATGCTCGAATCTTTAATCCGTGAGCAGCACAAAATTCATGCGCGGTTAGATTCGATTGAGCGTAAAGTTCGGAATACTTAGCTTTCATGGTCCCTCCTCACTCGGTTTTGGTTACTTTGTTGGGTGGGGTTATAGGCAAATATTTACCCATTGTCAAGCTTTTTCTTTTGATCTTCGCCGCCACCGCCGCCTATGCCGCCTCAAGCAAGATCGTGTCGAAGCAAACGGACGACGGGGTAATTCATTTCTCGAATCCCGACCCATCCGAACTTCCCGCTAAACCAGTCGCTCCGGAAGCTCCCTACCGTGAGCGAGTAAAGAAGAAGCATCCCGACTGGCCTACCAGAATATTGGACGCTATAGACAAGGGAGACGTGTTGATTGGGATGGATTTCGAACAGGTGGAGGCAGCCTGGGGACCGCCCGACAATATCAATACGACGGAAACCGCCCGCAGTTACCGGTCTCAATGGGTTTATCGATACAGGAACGCATATGTGTACTTCGGGAATTCAGGCCTTGTTTCGACGATTCAGAGGTAGGAAGTAGATGTCCCTCGAATACCGCAACGGCAAATGGTCGATCATCTACCGCCCGGACGGCCGATACGGGCGCCGGGTGGGCTGGGCGGAAACCCAAAGGCTACCCCGGTAAGGCTTAAAAGGATTGCGGTTATCAAAGCGAGTCGTTTCATGATGTTCCTCCCTGTTATTTCACTTGTCAATCCAGTGCCACGCAGAACCCGGATGAGGTTGAAGCCGACAGCTTGAAATTGCAGACATCGGCGGTAGTGCCACCCGAAGTCTTGGCATAGAGCTGGCAGAGGTCTCCCGGCTGCCATCCCGCGATATCTTCGGTCTGCGTGACATAGCTCCCCGTGGAATCGGTTTGCTCCGTCCCGACCGCAACCCCGTTCCGGTAGATCCGCGCAACAGCCGACCCGCCCCCGTTCGTCTTCAGGTCGAAGGCGATTCGCAGGACCCCGCCCGCTCCGACAACAATCTCCTTGAGCTTCGTGTAACTAAGCTCCACCGTCGTCCTCTCCGTGTTGGAGGCGGCGAGGGGGATGGTCCCGGCGACCAGCATCATCTGGCACAGGATGCGGATATCGTCAAAATAGGCCGTTCCGGCGACGTCGCTATCCGTGAACCCCCCGACCAGCCGGATCTTGATGAACCGAGTCGTGGCGGGGGGCAGGAACGGAAGAGTGAACGGCTTCGCGCTTGTCGGGTTCGCCGTGGAATTGTAGAGGTCGTATGGTGATCCGGCGCCCAGCTCCGACTTTGCCTTGTCGAAATACCGAATCTGAAGCTTGTTCTTCATCCCCGCGGCCGTGGCCCAATGGGTGAAACTGAGCCAGATAGTATGCAGCTCCGTGACCTCGATATAATCGCTGTCCAGGTATCCGCCGCCGTTAGATGCCCCTCCGGGATGGGTAAAGCTCCAGGACTTCGCCCCGTGAGCCGGAGAGGTCGTGTAGAGCGTCCCGGACCCGCCCGCGTAAAGGTTCTTCGTCCAGGCGTCGGGGTTGCCGTCCCCCACGGAATCGATCTCAAAAGACCCGTTCGGGATCTGGATAATGCCGATCGATCCGATGATCCCGTACAGATAGTCGAGGTCCGCCTTGACCTTTGCCAGCAGGCCCGTTGTCACGGGCTTCCCGGATGCTACTTCCGCGGCCGTCATCGCCGTATATGCCATGATCTCCTCCTAGTAGATTCGGTATCCTTCTGAAAAATCGGCCATCTTCCCCGTGGCCGCCGCGATGAAACCGTAAATTTCCTTTTGCGCGGCCGTCGCGTCGGCGAAGTCCGGAGCGTCGTCCGGTGTAATGTAACAAACCCGCCTGTCGGTCAGCCGGAGGCATTTGAGGGTGAGTTTGTCCCCCTTCCGTTCCCGGCGCACCACCTGAAAGTTCACGGCGGCAATGTCGGCCCCGGTGACGTCCTGAAGTTCGTCCGTCGTGATCTCGGCATACTGGCCCGTATGGAGTGCGCTGTCCTTCAGTTCCGCGTCGAGTTGCAGGATCGGATGGGGGCCCCGGTGCTGCCACACCTTTCGGCCCGCAATGGCGCCTATCCAGGAATCCTGCTCCTCCTCGGTCGATCCGGTCGTCAGGTGCCGGAGCCACCGCGTCTTGATGATCTTTTCGGCCGTTTCGTTGTACTCGTTGACCCCTTCGGCGTCGGTATCGACCGCCACGGTCAGCCGGTTGAAGGACGCGATATCGTCAATGTCGCCGATCAGATCCCAATCCCAATAAATCGAGCAGCGGGTGATGAGGGATTTCTGATTCAGGTCAACCTGACAGGAGTCGGCCAGGATGTTGGCGTCGTCGTTCAATGCGGTGTAGGTCCGCGTCGGATGGTTCGGGAGGTTCCGGGCAATCGTGATCTGTTGGGATTCGGACACCCACGTCTTGCACTCCAGGAGGTCGACCAGCTCATGATAGAGGTCGGAGGCTTTGGTGGGCTCGCTGATCACGGCCTCGACATTCAGGTCGGCGCAAAAAGCCTCCTCGGCGTCAAAAGCCGCGGTGTCGATATCCCCGGCCGCAACCCCTGCATCGGTCAGGATCTGCTGCATCGTATCGAATGGGTTATCCGCGGCATAGTATTTCACCGGCTGGGCCTTGTCGCCCTGGTTATGGGCAGCGGCCTCCGTGTAAAACTGAGCCCGGAGACAGGATGAGAGTATTCCGGTCGTGGTGTCGATCGCTCCATAATAGATGATCTCGTCGTCAACCCGGATATATCCCGTGGGGCTGTCCATGCTGGCCATGTCCATGCCGGCGACCGTGACGGAGGTTTGCGCTGCGGAGATATCGGAGGCAAGTTTGATATTCAGCTTCGCCGGGATGCTTACCTGATCGAGTTCCTTCAGGAGATCCGCCGCCTCGATTTTCACAATCCCTTTGCCGAGCTGGATATTGTCCACAATCCCGGCGAACATCTTGCCGTCCGCCAGAAAGTTTGCCTCCGTCATCCCGATGAAGCCGTCGTAGATTTTGATCGGCCTTCCCTTGTAGTTCGGGTTTCGGGCCAGGAGTTTCTTCCAAAAATTCCCCTGCACGGTCGCCCTGGTCGCCACGTAGGGATCGATCCCGATGTCGGTGTCCGGTTCGTCGGCCATCTCCAGCGTCACCCGGCCCTTGACGGTGATCTCATCCTTGATCTCGGTCGGTAGGTACTTCAGCCTCTCGATATACGGCCGCTCTCCGTCCGAAAACGGAAGGGGCGATTCGTGGGAGGTAAAGCGGTAGTCTTTCGTCGCCCGGGCAAAGTTGGTGCGGTCCTGGCAGGTGGCAAATGTGTTGTAGCATTCCGAGCCGGCCGCGAGCGCCCCCGTGCAAGGGGCAACCCCGTAGGTCAGCGAGCAGAAATCCAGGGTCAGCACGGCCAGGGTGCAGGGGGCCCGGGAGAGTTCGGCCAGCTTGTTGGAATAGGTGGTCATGTCTCTTTGATCCCCTCCATTATGAGCGATAGCGACCGCCGGAACGGATCAAACGGCATCCGCAGATCAAACCCTTCGGGAATGCTGACGAAATAAACGTCTGCCGGATGGTTGGCCGTATCCCAGGCGAAGAAGAAGGGCTTGAGCAGCGAGAGATGGTCATCCCATGCCGGCCGGAATGTCGCCTCTATCCAGGCGGGGGTCAGCGATTTGAAGTCCGCCCGGATCTCGATCCCGATGTTCTGGAGAGTCGCGCCGACCATATGGCCCATCTTGCTTCGGGCGGCGACTCCGTTCAGCTTCTCCGGCGCCGGGTCGAAGTTGCCCGAGGGGAAGCGTTCAAAGTCCATCCTAGTTCCGAGTAGGCAGACGGCGATCTGCGCAGCGACTGAACTTGTGGCGATCACTACCCTCCAATGAACCGCCGTCGCCGATGCGGTGAATTTCACCAATAGCGCCTTGTCGCTGGTCGGCGTGAACCCCGCAAGGCGTTCTGTCCACGTCACCTCATCCGTGGACGATTCGACACTCACCACGGCAAGGGCCGTAAAGAGGTTGTGGCCGACGATTGCGAGCGTGTCAGCGGTTCCCCCGAGCGGATTCGCGGCGGCTATGGTTGCGACCTCGTAAACCGTCAGAGAGTCAAACCATCCGGCTTCCGCGGTTGCGGTATCCTGTACGAGCGTGACGCGGAGAGTGGTGTCTGTCGCGGTGAAGATCACCGTATGGACGCCAGCGCCCGCGGCCGCCTGCGTCTCGGTTCCGTAAACCGCCCCGGCCGGAATATGAACGATCATCGTCGGCACGGCTGCAAGGGCACCTGTCTTCCGCAGGATGCAGCTCACCCGATACTTCTTGCCGATGGTGACGGCGTACTCGTTATAGATTGCCGGATCATCCAATGCGTTTTTCGTAATGGTCAGATATCCGCCGGAGATCCCAAACGTCCCCGCCGTCAATACATCCCAGCCGGTCGGCGGTGTCGCGCCGCTCGCACCCGTCCAGCTCGCCCCGTTCGCTTCAAGGTTCGTCTTTGCCGCCTCTTTCCACCAGGTAAACGGCCGGAGATCGCCTATGTTGTTCGCGTCGTAGCCGGAGGCGGTACTGTTCGAGACGATGGTGGTATCGTTGAAGCGGTTATCGTAGAGAATGCAGGGCTTTGCATTGTCGGTCATCAGTGCGCACCATCCTCCCACGCCTTTTGCAGGGGCTCGACTATCTTTCGGGCCAGTTCATCGTGGTTATTCAGCACGTCCCCGTAGATGTTGATATTGACCACAGGGGCCGCCCGGGTCGGCGTTTCCGTTTTCTGCCAGGAGCCTTCGGTGGGCTGAACGTAGGAGTAACCGCCGGCGCTTCCCCCGCCGACCGACCCCGCCGAAGAGCTGCCGGGCCGGGCCGATGCAATCATGGCGACCTGGGCGAGCCCGGTTCCGATAGCCAGGGCCATCATCGCCGCCGCCAGGGCCGCCTTGTCATATGCCGTCACCCCGGAATCCCAGCCGGCCGACCATGCCGCCGCCGCGGCTTTGTATGTATCGATAACGGCCTTGGCAATGGCGAAAGCCTGATAAGCCTTGAACGCGGCCTCGTTCTGCTGGCCGGAGGCATCATAGAACGCCTGGGCCAACCCGGACATCATCCCGAACCCGCTGCTTGCGATCTGAACGCGGCGGTTCATCTGGTTCTCATCGATCATGGTCTCATAGTCTCGGTAGGCGTTTGCCACCTCGACACGGTTCTCGTAGTCGTACCAATAGAGTTCTTTCAGGGACATGTAATGCTCATAGGCCCGGTTTTCCTCTTCGGTGTATTTGTCCTTACCGGAGTAGATGTCTGCGATCCCCTTCGCATTGGCCGCGAACATCCCCATGCCCTGAGACATATCCCCGGAGTTGTTCGCCATGTCGAAAACCCCGGCCCAATATTCGTCGTATTGCTGCTTTTGCCGGTCAAGGGAGTAGGTGAGGATAAGCTGAATCGCCCTCTCGCGCTCCTCCACGGACTTGACGATGAGGTCATCGGTGGTCTTGCGGGTTTCGAGTTCCCACCGCATAGCGGCCTCTCCCGCCCTCATCCCCTCTTCGGCGAATTTCTTTTGAAGTTCGGCCTTCTCCTTCAGGCCCTTCTCCGTGTTCTCCGCGATGGACCGATACAGTTCATCGTCGGCGTCCATCTGCGCCTGGATGGAGGCGAGCAGATCCTTCGCGGCCTGCTTCTGCCGGTCGTCCTCTTTTTTCGCGGCCCCCTCGTTATCCTTCCGGGCCTGGAGGAGCTTTTTCAGGGAGTCGATCTGGCCCTGGTAGATCGCGGCCGTCCGGTCGGCCTCTTTCTTCTTTTCGTCGGTCTCCACTGGGGTCGGCCCGGCCTCCCCGGGCATCTCCGGCATGTCCATGCCCATCATGGCGAAGGCCCCGGCCTTCCATGCGTCGGCGTCCAGGAAGCTCATGAGCAGGGATTTTGCGGCGAGAGACACGGTGGTCTTCAGGTTCTTCCACTTGGCCTCCAGCCGTTCGATCCGGTCGGCCGCGTCGTCAACCGTCTTTGTCTGCTCGGCCTGGAGCTTCGTCGCGGTGATCATCGTCAGGTTGTACATTGCCTGCGCTTTTTCGGTCAGTGTCAGCTTCGATTCAAGTTCCCCGAAGGTGGTCTTGAGGTCAAGCGTCGTCCCGAGGAAGGGCTGAAGTGATTTTGTGCGTCCGGTCTCAAGGGCCTCCGTCAGTTCCCGGAGGGCCGTGGTTGCATCCCTCCCGGCCGCGTCCCCGAGGATCCGGGCGGCGTCGGCAAGGTTCGTGAGCTGTTCCGGCTTCAGGCCCTTGGCGAGTCCCCCGAGAGCGACGGACATCAGATCCGCGTCGGCGACAAGGCCGTCAGAGGCCGTGCGCATGGAGTTGACGATTGACTCTGAAGTCGCGTTGAATTTCCGCCCGAGGTTGTCGAGCAGGCCCTGCTGCTCCGCAAAATCCGCCCCGGCCTTGGCCAGATCCCAGCCCTTATTAATCACCTGATAGGCCGCGTAAACGGTCGCAGAGTACCCCATCCAATGCTTTTGGATGTTGCCCAGGACGGAGGCCGTCTTGCTCTCCATGGCAAAGGTGCTGTTGGTCAGCCGTTCCTGGTTCGCAATGGCGGAATCGATAGCCGCGCCGCTTACGTCCTGCGCGCTGATGGTGTATTTTACATCTTCACCGGCCATGTCCCCGCCTCGCCTCTTCCGCCGCGATCTTCTCTTGTTCCGCCTTCACGGTCCCCAGGAGCAACCACTCGTGATCCGTCAGTTCGTGCCGCCCGATCGGGCAACCGGCATTCTGGAGCCCGATGTACCGGAACAGCCTGTAAATGATCGGCTCCTTGACTTCCTGCCCCCATGGGCAGATAGGGCAGATTTCCTTTTCAACGTACTCCCTCGGGTTCTCGCTCCATGCCTCACAATGATCGCAATCCGGTTCCGTCCGCCTCGCATGGAGTAGGCGGACGTCCTCAATCAGTTTTTTTCAGAGACCTCCAGCACCTCGAAGGTGTTGGATACGACGAGCCCCTTCCATGCCTCCGGGATCAGGTTCTTGGTTTCCGGAGTGACCGCCACCCCGTCAATTTCCAGATCCTCGATACCGGTCAGGATGGAGTCGTAAAAGTCGGCCCGGATCTGCCGCCGTTCCTTCTTGCCTGCGTCCGTGGTCGCATTGATGCTGAAACGGGCGTCCAGAAACTCGTTCAGCTCCTCGTTCGTCGGGCGCCGGAAAACGGACGTGAATTTCTCCGTCCCTACCGTCAGCGTCCTGCGGATCTCTTTCGTCAACTTCATGTGTCATTCCTCCGTGGCGTTTGGTTATGGACCGGGCGGACGTGGTTCAGGTGAGCCGCCACGGAGCACCTGGGGACCACGCCCGTCCGGTCAGTTTATGGAGCTGCGAGGTACGCCGCCTGGGCGGTATAGACATCCATGATCACGGCCGGGTTCGTGCCGTTCTCGAAAATCTCAAAGTCGAAGTCCTGGGAGAGCGCGTCATTCACCCCGCCCTTCGGTTCCGGGTAGGCCTTGATCTTCGCCCGGGGGATCACGATGGAGGCCCCGTAGTACATCGCCCCACCCACTGCAATCAGCCCGGCCGCCTTGAAGTCCAGTTCAATCGCGCACACATCCTGCGCCGTGAAGTAGGCAATTTCGGCCGATGACGCGAACTGGATGGAGGCCTTGAGCGTTGCCGCCCTCCGTCCGTAGATCGCATCCTGGAGGTAGCCAGCCCCGCCGAATCCCGGCTGTCCGGTCATTTTGTTGTCCCAGGTGAACTCGAAAGACTTCCCGCGAATCGAAAGGTCGTCGGGGGTCGCGCCGGAGATATCCTCGGTTCCCTGCGTCGGGGTTGCCGCGATGGTGATATTCGCCGCCGTCTCCAGGAAAAATTTGAGCTGGTCAACCTTCATCCACGATTCGGTGATCGCCGCCGCGATAGCCGCCGCGTTGGTCGCCCGGTTCCCGGAAGCGATCAGGCCGAAGTCGGCGGCCAGGAATCCGCCCGCCTCCCCGGAGAGCTTCATGGTGTTTCCCTTGACGCCCTTGTACTCCGTCTGAATCCCGCCGATCAGGTGGACAACGGAGATCGAAGGCAGGGCGGTGCCGTCGGTGATCGGGATGATCCGGTGCCGGTAGGCGGTGAGGGCCGCGTCCTGATTTGCCGTCACGGACCCAAGAGTGAGAGCGGCGAGGGCTGCCAGGTCGTTCGGCCGGACCTTCGCAAACTTCAGCGTCGGGTTGTTCAGGTAGGCCGTGATCTCCTGATCGTAGCCGTGTTCCTTGCCGGTCACTTCATCCTTGTCGTTGGTCACCACGTCGGCGAAACCGGGCGAAAACTCGAATCCCTTGAATGAGCAGGAGGTGGTATTCGTGTGCGTTTTCCCGCCGGCAAACGCCGCCTCCTTCTCGAAAACGGATGCCATAAGGGAGACATCCCACCCCTTCTTTGCGGGCTGCGTCATTTTTCAGCCACCTCCTCCTTTATTTTTCCAACCCTCTTGGCCGATACCTCCTCGGCCTTTTCCTTTGTCGGATAGACCGTCAGAGACGGCCCCTTCTCGAAATACTTCCCCCGGTCGCCGATCTCTTCCGCCGGGTAGTCAATCCCGACTTCAAAGACCTTGAACCCGGTTTCGGTTTTCACTTCATGGCCGACATTGCACTTCATGGCTTCCCTCCTCAGACCTGCGTGTATGGATCGAACGGGGCGGTGACGTAGGTCACTTCAAACCGGAGCGCAACCCCGAATCCCTTGATCCCTTCGTGGACAACTTCAATCACTTCCGACGCGATGGGGCTGATATCTTCCGCGTACCCTCCAAGACAGGTGTTCGGGCTTACGTTGGTCCCGAGCGCCCGAATGATGTCCGCCGCGGCGTCCCTTGCCGAATCCCCGGAATCGGAGCTTCGAAGGGAAGCGATCGCCTCAATGGTGAGGGTGTGTTCATGTTGGCCGATAGCCCGGACAACCACGTCGGCGGTATCCCGGCAAGTCATGGCGGGGAGTTCTGCCTGCGTCAGCGGGTTATTGTCGGTATCCCTCCACCAAAAAACATTGGTGCCGATACTCGATTCATACGGGGCCGCGATGGTTACCGTGTACCCGGATGGATCGTTGTAGTTGAAGGCCGCGTCCTTCGATGTCCAGTTGTAGGTGGTTCCGCCGGAAGCGGAAACAATCGTCACGCCGGTTGCGGCAGGGAAAAGGCCCGTGGCGACCTTGATGTGATCGATATGGGAGACCATGTTGTCGGTCGTGTAGCCGTATTGCTGCAAGACCATGAGTCCGTTTGTGTATGCTACCTCATAATCACAATCGAACGTGCCCTGCGAAACATCATCAAGGAAAACCTCAACCGTTGCTGAGGCTTCGCCTCCACGCTTATCAACCTCGAAACGCCAAGTTTGCCAATCCGCCGCAGCATTGCATTTAACGATGTCCGTTCCGACTTCTGTGGTGCCAGCTCCCGCCTTGTAAATAAGGATGCCATCTGAGCGAAAATCGACCCTGAAAACCCATGACGCGGTTCCGCACATCAGCCGAAAATGGTTATTTGCTGCGCCCAGGGCGTCAAAATATGTTTTTATCTCTAGGGTGAACTGGTCCGGCAAGGATGATATTGTTCTCGCTCTTCTTGTGTAGGGATTGCCCTCATCTGCCCCATCTCCCGTATCAAATTTGAATTGTCCGGCGGGATCGACCGACGAGACGCCTGTTTCAAAATCTCCGTCTATCCAATCTGATACTTCGGAACAATCTTCATTCAGAAGGTCGGACGGCATGACCCCTGTCCCCGCCGTCTTGATGAACCCTGTGATCGTCTTTCCCGCCGAATCCGTGACCGTGACCCGTTCGCCCAGGTGGGTGAGCAGAGCGGCCCCGAGGGACCCGCAATCGAGAAAAGCTGAACCGTCTACGGCGCTGATCTTCATGTTTGCCAAAGGGACGGCGAATGCCGAAACGCGGGTGAGATAGGTCGTCGTCAGGATCGTCTTGAAGAGGGCGTCCAGTTGCGTAACTATCTGCTGTCTGATCGATACCGGCATGTCAGTCCTTGCTCAGAATCAAAATGACTTCCGCGCCGTCCTCCGACGGCTGCTTTCCCCGTATGGTGTAGGTCGTTCCGCTTATTGCGATGGTGCTGGTATTCACGACAACCGACGTGAAGTCTGAAGCCTTCCCCCGGGCCGTCGGCGCCGTGGTTGCGATCTCCCCCGTTGCCGGTGAAATCACCTGATAGGGGTCGGAAAAGATCACCCGCGGGGTGGTGACCGTGGACCCGACCGTCAGCGTTGCGGAGACGGCGAAGTCGCCCGTGTCGAAGAAGGTATCGAGGTCGGTCAGCATGTCGGCCGCGAGGGTCATGGTTTGGGCTCCTCTTTGTCGGTCCTGCGCTCATTCTTCGACCGCTCGATCGCCCCGCCGGTAACCAGAGCACCCACGGCCGTGATCACTTGAATGATGATCTCCTTTGCGTCGGCCCCCATCATCCAATAGGCCCCGACCACAATCACGACGAAAACGATCAGGGCCAGCGCAATCTGATTTGACCAGAATTCTTTCACGTCATCACCCCCTCAAATTGGTTGAACAGCGGGACCGTGGGAGGCCGGGGCGCGGTCAGCACCTCCGGCTCGCTCCCGGCCTTCGCGCATGACGCCGCGAAATGCTTGACAGCCTCCTCCCAAATTTCGGCCCGGAGGTGAGGCATCCCATCCTCTTCGCAGATGTCCTGCAAAAGATTGTCGGCCTTCTCGCGGTAGTCTTCGGAGAGTAGCCCCAGCCGCATGAGCTGGTACAGAGCATCATGGACGAGCGAGCCACGCATGGAATCGGGCGTGTCGATCGTGGGGCCGCTGGGGCCGTCCCAGGCGTACCCCTTGCGGATGGTCAGCGATCCGTCCCGGCTAAGCTGCAGCCAATATGTCACGGCGGGGCAGCCGCGGATTCCGGTCTGGACGGTGTAGTCCTGCCGGAGCTGGTACTTGCATCCCTCGCTATAAAAGATTCGGTCGCCCTTCACTTCTTCCCCCTCCGCTTCCGCCTCTGCCGCTTCTGCTTCTTCTGCTCGGCTTTGAGCTTTGCGCCGGTCGCCTTCATCCGACCCTCAACATTCCGATGATTTCCTCTGCCCGGCCGCCTACCTGCTTTCGCCAATCACTGTCATAGGCTTCGTCCGCCGCCTTGTCCCACCTCCCCGCCTTGATCGCCGCCAGCATCCTCCGGAATTTCAGGTACGTTCCGGCGCCGCAGTTGAAAACGAAGTCGACCAGGGCCGCCTGCCGTGCCTCGCTGAATCCAGCGAAGTCAGGGAAGATATCCCGCGCCTGCCGCTCGGCCATGTCGATCGAGATCGTCAAGAGCCGCTCGGCCATGGTCTTCGTGATCTCCCCGTTCAGGTGAAGATAGGCCGCGATCTCCGCCGGCAGCGGGTGTGCATCCATGTTCCAGCCATAGCCGATGGAGCGCCGGCCCGCCGGGCAGAGGTAGGGCCGGAGGCGGAGGCCTTCGTGGCGGCGGAGCATTTCGCGGAGGAGGTCATGGTTCATTCAGTCAATCCTCTCTGCCGTGCAGGTCAGTTTCATTCCGGTCCGCGCCTCGTGCGCCCCCTTGAGGTAGGCGATTTCCTTCTCGTTCACCTCGGTCCGCTGGAAAAGGGATTTGATGTCATCCCGGAAATTCGTCAGAGTCTTAGTGTTCTGTCTCACGACATAGGCCAGAAGCCCCCCGATCCCGGCGAGCAGAATCCCGATCAGCCACATGGAACCGATCAACAGAGATGCAGTGTGTTCGAGAAGATCAGGTTGCATTTGACGTCTACCCCCTTTTGAATTAGTTACCGTTTCGGACGGGGCCAGAACCCTTCTGGTGCCTTGTCGGAGGCAACCCGTCCACCCTTTATCCCTGTTCACGCTTGCAGAGATATTCCAGCAGTTTTGTCTGCTTTTCCGACTCTGCCGCTATTGTAGACAAGTCAGCCGCCATGCTGAATATCCCGCATTTACCGTGGCCGAAATTCCACTTGCAGGACTCGCAATCTTCGATCTTCAACGGACATTCTTTCATCTAAGTCTCCCTGTAAAGAGCAGCGCGGCAATCATGACGGCTATGAGGAGCGCGAGTGATTCCATTATGGCGTTCCGTACTTTGCCTTCATGTAGGCGTGGATGTTTGTAAAATCATCCCCTGTTAAGTTACTATCATATGCAAGGACTTCTGCCACATAGCCACCCCAGAACCTGTTTGCCTCTGTCCGGTCTTTTCCTACCTGAAGAGCAGCAGAAATATAATCACCTCCGCGTTTCACCATGAACACGTGCCACGCGTTTGTAACATTTGTGTTGGCTTCGACTCCATCTTGGTAGTATGTCCCAAGATCCGCAAAAAAGTATGTTTGCCCGCTATAACCGATATACACATAATTCGTTCCAGCGGTAAGCAGGCCATCGAACCGATCAAACGTCGCAGCCGTGTATTTCGCTACCACGATAATTGTTCTCATCCCTGTAATCGTGTCGGCAGTCAGGAGAAAGTCGTTCGTTTTGTCAAATAATAGTGCCGGGTGGCCGTTCACGATGTTCGTCTTGTATAACGGACGATAATCGGCCGTAGCTTGTGTCAAGTCTTTAGTCCCCACCAAGTCATCCCATGTAGCCACCGCATCGCCATCATTAAGTCCTTCTATGTCGCTTGCGGAATACCAAACAAGAAGGCCGGAAATGTCGGACGGGGAAAATGGTAGGACTTCCCACTTCGCATACAGCGTCACATTCCCGCTGATCGTAAACGTTGAGCTTGCGGCCCTGTCGGTTCCGCTGCCATCCGCCGCCGTGTTCCATCCGTCGAAGGTGTAGCCGGTCCGCGCAAGGGTGCCGGTGTTTGCCTTGACGGTTGAAGTCATACCTGGGCAGTAGACATCGGCAGACGGGACGGCCCCGCTGGTCGCCTCGTTCGCAGCGTAGGTGAGTGTTGCGGAATTGAAGCAGAAGGTTCCCGACCCCGCCCCCGATCCGAGCGTCATTGAGCCGGTCCCGGCGCCGGAGCTGAGCGTCATGCTGCCCTTGTCGGAGCGGCAGGCCAGTGTGATCCCGCAATCCTCAGAGGCAACGGCAGAGGTAAACGTTGACCCTGACAGCGTTCCCCCACAGCCGGAAAGCGTGGTGATATGGTATCCCGCGCCGACCGTGACCGTGAAAGCCTGAGTTTCGCCAGCCGCAACCGCAGTCGCAACTGCCGGGGAGATCGCGCATCCCTCACCCGTGACGGTCGGAGTCATTGCATACGGCACCGGATCGCCGCCAGCTTCCAGGTTGTAGCCGGTCGTGCCTGCAACCGCCGGGTTGCAGTATCCCGTTGCGCCGGGGTCGGCATAAGTCGAAGGGCAGGCCGGGGCCGTGAACGTCAGTCCCTTGCTTGCCGCGTCAGCCGCATCCGTGGCGTTGAAATAATCCCTGTCTGCCTGAATATGGGTTGATGTGTAACAGGTGCCGGATGCCGAGTTATAGACCGTACCTGTGATCGGGGTTGCTCCATTCAGGTTGTCCCATTGATAGACGGGCTGGCTTACCTGTCCATCCGTTCCGCCTGATCGCCCCACCTGATCCCGGCAGGGCCATCCTCGATACGTCCCGACCGGGGAAGTGTTTCCGTCTACAAGCTCTCCGGTGAAGCCTTCAGTCACGCCGTCGCAGATGTCCTTTGTTCTGCCGTCGTTGCAGACCGTGCAGCCGTCGCAGGAACGCATATTGGTCAGCGAGAGTGCCCCGGTGCTGTATGTCCCGCTGAAGCGGTTGCTATAAATCACAGCCGTCCCGCCCCGCAGTTGGACACCGTAGGGAATGGATGAGGAATTGCTGAAAGAGTTGTTGCGGATAACTCTCGCCATGCAGGAACGGTTAATGGAATCATACCCATGCCCGCCAAGTGGACCGCCTCCGTGGGTGCCATTGCCGGTGTTGTACTGCCAAACAACTTTGGCCCCGTTCTCGCAATCGGTCAGGCCGTCCAGTTCCTTGTTGAGCGTGAATGTGTTGCCTTCAATAAAGAGATAGTTGGCTGAGTTCCATGTGACCGCCGTCGCCCAAGCGGTGTCGGATTCCGCGTCATCCGCCCCCTCGCGGTAGAAAATGGCCTGCTGCGTACCGGCGACGGACCCCTGCGTGAAAGTGTTTTTATAGATCGCGCCGTAAGTCGCTACGCCCTCAATCCAGATCGCCCGCGTGTACCAGTTCGTAAAGGCGCAATCGTGAACCTTGATGACGTTCCCCGCGCCCTTCAAGTAGATGATTCCCTCTGGCGGGGTAGCCGTGGCCGTCCATGAAATCCCGCTGATTTCGATAGTTTTTCCGGAGGTCGGCACGATGTTTCGGATAGCCGTAGCGTTAAATCCCGTCCCGACGTTGGCGGTAATGTTCGTGGTGCCGACCCCTGCCCCCTGAATAATTAGCGATTTGTTGTTGTTCGTGACGGTCGTCGTCCAAGTGCAAGACCCAGCAGGAATGGTAACGGTATCTCCGCTTGCCGCCGCGTCCATAGCCGTCTGTACGTCAAGCTGTCCAGCCTTGTTCTCGCAGGATGCAGCGGTATGGGTATCAGGAGCGGCCCACGCAGGCCCGACGATGAAAAAGGTTACGAGATAGCCAAGCAGGAATGTCGTGAATAGCCGCTTCATGGACCCACCGTGATATGCAGCATCGGCTTTCGATCAGCCGTTGCCGTGAATGTCCCGCCTGATTTATACAGTTGCGCGGGCATGTTCCCTGTCTGACAGCTCGTTTCCGTCCTGTGGTATCGTGTAACCCCGTTTCCGTAGTGATAGTTGTACGTTGTCCCCTCCGTACAAAAGCATAGCCAGTAGCTTGTACCGTTCGTGACCGCCGGATTCGATGTCATGGCGGAAGAGGCGGCTTCTCCGTCGGTGCTGCTGGTTAGGGCTCCGCTCACGGCTATTTTGGTGTTGACATCGGCAGTATTGGGTTCCGCATTCCCATAGACGTAAAGCCCGACCATCGCGGTTTCGTTCGTCGTTCCGTGATGATTGAATACTGCGGTCTTTACGGTGCAATCGACGGTTCCGGCACAGGTAGCCGTTGCGACGAAGCACCCTAAATAGTTTGTCGTTGCCGTACCCGTACTTGTTTGGGTATCCCTCCACCCGACGAAATCGTTTGCTGCGTTGCACGATACTGCCGCGCTCACCGACCCGGCGACATAGGGATTCATCCGGGCAAGTTGGATATTTTCGCCCCATGCCAGCGAGGGGAGCAGCAGGAGGATTAAAAGGAGTCGCTTCATGCTAGT